TTTCTTTTGCCACCGATAGGAGGATACCTTGGCCAACACCAATAACCCCTTTGGATTCCGCCAATTCGGTCAGCGCGAAGGAAGCGCTCCCACCGCAGGTCTGGAACAGGTTCTGATCTCTTCGGCCTATACCTGCCCCGTGTTCACCGGGGATGTGGTCGGTCTTTCCAGCGGCTCACCCGGATATGTCATCTCGATTGGCTCAACGGCGGGTGGCGCGGTTAACGCGATCACCACCCCCGGCTATGGCATCTTCCTCGGCTGCGAATACTACAACGCCAACACCAACCGCATCACATTCTCAAGCTACTGGCCCGGCTCCGGCGCGACCGGCGATGTCCGAGTCAGTGTCTGTACCAACCCAGAGCAGCTCTATCTCGTACAGGGCTCGACCGGCGGCGTCCTTGGTTCAACCAACATCGGCATGGTCGTCCCGATCAGCATCACCGGCTCCTCGCAGGGCAACACCACGACCGGCCAGAGTGTGATGACGGTTCAATCAAGCCTCGTCACCGGCCTTTCTACCGCTGGTCAATTCCAGATCGTCAACCTCTATTCCAACGTAGCGCCTCCGGGCGTCAACGGCACTTCGACAACCGCTGAAGGTTGGCAGGTCGCCGTCGTTCAACCGGTCAACTTCATCCGCCGCACGGTCTCGGTGGGTACGTTCGTTTCGACCTGATAATGGAGACACAAGGCCCCTAACGTATTCAACGAGAGCGGGAAACTGGTTCCCGCCGTACCTAGGGGAAGAGGCACTGGAGATAACCGATGCCTGTCGCATTAGCTGCCATCCGCGACTTGTTGCTGCCGGGCCTGTGGGGCATCAGCGGCAAGTATCCGATGATCGAACGGCAATGGCCGAAGATCTACGACCAGACCGACTCCAACATGGCTTTGGAGCGCAGGGCCGCGATGCGGTATCTGGGCTTCGCGCAGCTTAAGACGGAAGGCGCGCCCACCTCGTTCGACAACGCGGCAGGCCAGCGCTTCGTCTACAACGCCGAACACTTCGAGATCGGCCTTGGCTACGCGATCACCCGCAAGGCCATCGACGACAACCTCTACAAGGCAGAGTTTGGTCCCTCCAACGACGGCCTCATGGAGTCGTTCAAGGAGACCGAAGAGCTTTATGCCGCCAACCTCTTCAACACCGGCACGACCTTCAACGCCTCGGTCGGTGGTGACGGCGTGGCGCTGTTCTCCACCGCGCATCCCACCGATGCCGGTAACGTCGCCAATCGTCCAACGGTTGACGTAGACCTGAACGAAACATCGCTGCTGAATGCGCTGATCACGATCCGATCAACGTGGATCGACAACGCGGGCCTGAAGATCCATGCCCGTGGCCGCAAGGCAGTCATCCCCCCACAACTTGAGCCGACAGCGCTTCGCCTGTTCCGCTCGGAGCTGCGTCCGGGCACCTCAGCCAACGATGTGAATGCCATCCAAGGGATGAACGAGTCCCTCAAGGAAGGCTTCATGGTCTGGGACTATCTCTCATCGTCCTTTGCTTGGTTCCTGCAAACCAACCAGAAGGGCCTCATCTTCTTCAACCGCAAGCCATTCGAGATGGACATGTCGGTTGAGTTCACCACCGACAACCTGTTGGTCAAGGGCTACCAGCGCTACGTCCCGTCCTACTACGACTGGCGTTCTGTCTGGGGCACTTTCCCAACATCCTGAGGCACGGCGATGCTGAACAACATCTTTCCATTGCCGATACAGTTGGCTCCGCAGCCGCAAGGCCCCGGCGACCAGACCGCTCCAAATCCGGTCGTGTCACCGTTCGAGAGTGCAACGCTCTGGATTGATGATGAAATCATCTACTATGCTTTCGGCTACTGAGAAGGAATAGAACATGGCTCTGAGTGTCATTCTCTCCAGCGTCGGCACCGCTACTCTGGCGCTCAACCCGGTGGCCAAATCGACCACCATTCTTCTAACTGCGGCATCGTCTGGGAACGTGCAGATCGACATGTCCCTTGATGACCCCTCCATTCCCGGAGGTCCAACGACAAGTTGGGCGCTTCTGAGTTCGGCGGCGGCGATGACTTCATCGAACCTCGCAAACGGATTGGTCTACACGGTCCTGTCACCGGTCGGCATGGTCCGCATCAACTCAACAGCGCTGGTTGCTGGCGGCAGCTTCACGCTCAAAGCCCTGCAATCCGTCACCGCTTAAGGGAGATCACAATGGCTCATCGACATAAGGCCCACGGCGGGGCCACCAAGAAGGAAGTGGATTACGGCAACAAGGACGTTATCCACGAAGCCGAGAAGAAAAAGACTGGTGGCGCGGTTGCCAAGAAGAAAGACGGCGGCAAGGTCGTCGGTCGCGCATCCGGCGGTCGTCTTGACAAACGCGCCAGAGGCGGTGGAGTCGGTGCTGACAAGCATCCCTTCTCCAGTGCCTTCAAGAAAAGTGATCAGCGCGTCCACTCGGGAAAATAGGCGGCTCCGCTGAGTATGCATCCGGCGGCGGGGCCAAACATTGGATGGCCTCAGCCGTCCATAAACCCGGTGCCTTAAGAACAGCAGCGCACAGGGCCGGAATGAGCACACAAGCCTTTGCCCAGAAACACAAAGACTCCCCCGGTACAGTGGGCAAACGTGCCCGGCTGGCCATAACTTTTGCGAAGTTTAGGCCCCACTGATGGCAAACATTTACGTCACTGAATTCTCGGATGTCCCGATCTCAAACGGGAATATTCAGATCGCGCAAACTCCGCCGATTGCCAATACCATTCTGAGCCTCAGCAGCCAGAGTACGGCGACCGGCTTCTTCAGCGCCAACACAAGATTCATTCGCATCGCGACAGATACCAACTGCTTTATTGTCATCAGCTCTGCGCCAACGTCTGCTTCAACCAGCGGAATGAGGATGGTCGCAGATCAGGTCGAATACTTCGGCGTCAGGAGCAATGTAGATAAGGTTGCTGCCGTAAGCACCAGTACCTAGAGAGCGAGGGCACATGAGCCTTGGCCTTCTCGGATACAGGGGTTTCGGCGGTCTGGGTAAAACAGGCGGAGGCGGGGGCGTTCGTATTGCCTTTCCTTCCGTCACGATCACGACGAGCTACATACCGACTGAAGCTGTCGGCGGAACGGCAACGATAGTTGGGCATGTCAGCGGCGTATCGTCTTGGTCTCTGACGAACAATGCGAGCGGAACGTATGCGATAGGCGCACTGACTGGTATTGTTACGATTGCTTCCACGGCGAAACTGGCGGCTGAGATCGAGACGATAACGATAGCGGTGACAGGAGTGGCACCAACAGTAACGGCGAAGTCGTTCCAGATAACAGTTAACTCTTCCAGCGCGTCAGCCAACGCAACGTGGCCCGGCATCTTGATCGAAGGATTCTAGCGAATGGCCGCACTCTCCTCAGTTGACTATGCCTCAGGTGTCTTAGCCGTAACCACCACCGGCACGGTCATGACCGTCAATGCGGTAGCGGCTGTTGCTGGTACGCCAGCAGCAAACGCGATGACGATCCAGAACAGTTCTCTGGCATTAACTGTCTCGGCGTCTCTCACTGGCGGCACCATCACCAGCCTGACCAGCGGCTCCGTTACTATCCTTGGGGGCACCCTCGCTTCATTGAGCAGCGGAACCGTCGTCGTCTCATCTGGAACGCTGGCATCTTTGTCGAGCGGCACAGTCGCCATCGGCAACGCTGGCACCATTGCTGCGGTCAAGGCATCCAATACGGCGGCGTCTTCCACCGATCCCTCTCTTGTGGTGGCCATATCGCCCAATACAGCCCTCACCCTTGGCACCGTCGCGGTGTCGTCGGTCACTGGCGGCACCATCACAACGATTGGTTCGATCTCGTCCGGTACACTAGCGTCTCTCTCCAGCGGCACCGTTGCCATCGGCAATGCCGGTACGATCTCAGCCGTCAAGGCTTCCAATACAGCCCCATCATCGCAAGACCCGGCTCTTGTTGTGGCGCTGTCGCCCAATGGGCTCAACCCTAACGGTACGGCGGTCTCATCCAATTCGGCTCCCACTACGGCAGCCAGCGATCAGTCCGTCATCGGTGTGGCGTTGGATACCACGCGCCTGTCCAACGGTACCGCAGGCAGCAGCCTCGCACTGACCCCAACATTCCTTTCCTTCGGCTCTGCCTCATCTGGCAACACCACGCTGGTTTCCAGTGCGACCGGCGGTGGCAAGCACATCAGGGTTATTTCCATGAGCCTGACTGCTACGGCAACGGTTGACATTCAATTCCAGAGTGGAGCGCCGTCGTCGGCCACGCTTGATCCATACCATGCCAATGGTAATGGTTGGGGTCTCGTTAAAGATTTCAGTCCGGTCGGCCACTTCCAGACTAACTCCAGCGAAGGCTTGGTTCTGAACTTGTCGGCGGCATCGTCGGTCAGTGGTTCTCTTGTCTATGTACTGGTGTAGACATGGCCACCCTTCTCACGACGGGGGCAGGTAACTCCGTTAATATTTTAACGAGCGGCAGTACAAGCGTCTTGATCGCCACGACCGCTGCTTCAAATCCCGGAACACCAAATACAGTTACAACGGCTGGTGTGAATACCACCGGAGCTAATCTTATTGTTGTGATGGCGGGATATGACGCCGGGTTTTCCGGAACCAGCAGCGCCATTCCAGTGGTCACCGATAACATGGGGAATGGCTCTTATACAGGTCTTCCTCGCCAAAATTCTGCTCTTGGGAACGCTGGCAATCTGTTTTATTTTGCTAATCCTACAGTTGGATCCGGGCATACATTTACATTAACCGGAACCAATACCTTTCCAGCAATTGCCGTTGCGGCATTTTCTAATGCGTCTTCATCACCATTTGATAGTCAGATTGGGGCTGGCGATGCTGGCTCTCCCAGCGTCAACCCGGTGGGCGGAAGTGTCACGCCATCGTCAAACAATGCGCTGATAGTTACCGGCTGCACTTATGGAGCGGCTACTGCAACTGACGCTACTAACATCAGCGGCAGCTTTGCTATTGCAAGTCATGTCGCCGCAAATGTTGGGATTGCTTATGGCTGCGGACTCGCATGGTGGAAACAACCAACGTCATCGGCCACAAATCCACAATGGACCATCAGCCTTATTGATCACTGGACCTGTGAAAATGCGGTATTCAGCGGAACCTGATGTTGGAATATGGCAAATGTCTTCGGGAAAAGTCTTTATAGTTTTAGCCACGCACCAAGCGGTATAACGAATTTCGCCTACGGTGCCTTGGGCGGTGGCGGATTTGCTGACAATCTCGCATTGTCCCCTGACGGCGCAGTTCTCTCGGTCCGCCAGAACCTAGCCAATATTCCTCAATGGCAACGGGCAACTGACAGCACTTATAACATAAGTGTCAGCCCTAACATGGATGCCTTAAGCATCAGTTCTCAGGCAATGGGCACTCCTTACGCCACGGCCTATGGGACTGGCGGTCGTATGTATGCGATCTTCGGCGTCATGCCGGGCCGTGTCGGCATCACCCCTCGCGGAGCGGTATGGAATCAGTTCTACGCAAGCAATGACTACGGAGCGACTTGGTACAAGCCGGGACCGGGAGGCACCGTCAATCCGGTCAGTGGTGCGCTCACGATGCCAATGGGCAGCACTACCGGGAATATATGGTACGGCCCGCAGATGTGGGTTGACCCAAACAACCACGATGTTGTCTGGGTCATGACCTTCCCCGGCGCGGTACTTGTCACATACAACGGAGGACAGAACTGGCATATTGTGCGGAGTTTGATGAAGCTGGCGTTCACATCATGCTTTGCAACTGGAAATGGTCTTACGGGGGCAACTTCATTCACTGTTGATAGCAATCCAATGGCCTCCGCGCCATTCAACAAGTTTCGTTCGGTATTTGATGCCGATCATCCCTTTGCAATCGGCGGTTCGTACAACGATCTATACGGTGGGGGAAGCACTACAGTAGTAGGC